TGTTGCACCAATAGAACACATAAGAATCAATCCGTAAAACATTATTCTAGCAACTTCCCGAATGTAGCTGGACCAGCAATACCATCTGCGGTAAGACCATTTGCAGCTTGCCATTCTTTTAATGCACGTTCGGTACCTGGACCAAAGTCACCATCAGCAGTAATACCTAAAGCTTCTTGCATAATCTTTACACCTTCACCCTTAGAGCCTTTACGTAGTACACCAATATCATCTAAGATTTCTGCAACATCATCGTCGTCAGCTGCTAAATCTTCAGCATCCATACCAAGTACTTTCATTGCATGTACATAACGCCTTTGGCGATCTTCAAGACCAATAGTACCACCATTAATCTTTTTAGTCATACGCTTAACATCATCTGAATCTGCAATATCATTTAGATTATTTGCGTCCCAGAACCAGCAAGCTGACTCAACTGCACCACCTGGAGTTGCAACATATACTGCTGCTTCTTCAGCTGACATACCAATGGATTTACCAAAGCGAGTATAGTTTTCACGACCTGTAAGTTGTTTCAATCCACGACCACGGAACAACCAACCATCACCCTCTTCTACGTTACCCATTTTATACTTACGGAATTCATCCATATAAACATAGTTAGCAATCATTTCAGGATTACGATGATACTCATCAGCATCACGTTTTGGTGCTGGACCAAAGTAACGACCAAATACTGAACGAAGAGCTTTTGCTGAATAGTTTAGATTCTCTTCCAAACGTTTATATCCACCAGACTCATGCGCAGTTTGACTTAGAAAATGTGCTACACGACGCTCATTTGTGATACCATATTTTGGTAGGATTTCACATAATGCGTCATACCAATTATCAGGATCATCAGAAATAATTTCTCCAAGATGTTCCTTCGTAAAGTCAAATTCAAAACTCATTTTTATATCCTTTATTCAGATTTCCAAATTGTCCATGCACCATAGAAAATTGCTGCATAAGCAATTAGGTCTACAGGTACTAATAGCATAGCAATACCAGTTGCAATGAGAACAGCACCATCAAGTGTAGTTCTTTCTACTAATCTATTTTTTATCCAATTCATATTCTAATTCCTCTATACGTTTTTCGAGTTGGTCAATTTTTGTGGTAATTTTAGGATATTTTACTCTCCAAGCATTTGGGTCGTTTTGTAACCAAGTCCATCCCCAACGAAGTGCTAGATATTCTAAAAAACCATCAAACTTTTTTACTGCCCATGTAGCCATTCTTGTATCTTTAAACCAAAACAAGAATGCAGCACCTAATAAAGCACCAGCGATACTAGTATATATCCACAAAGTATCTGATAATAGTTTATCAATTAATTCTATCATTTGCCATCCTCAAGAAATCTACAATATTCATTCATTGAATGATCGTAAAAACCATCAAATGGAACTCTTTTCTTTAATGCTTTCCAACGGCCTCTCCAGCCATCTTTAAATCTTTGCCATTTAGACATATTTCTAACATTACCATAGAAGTTTAAGTAATGTAAATTTCCGGTATGCTTAAATCCAATCCATACGAATGGAACTTTTGGTACTATATCATTATTATTTACTACACGGATATGTTCTGGTAAAAGTGTTTTAGATTTAGACCATGAACAAGCTCTTGGAGCTCCAAAGGTATAGATCTTTTCAGCTTCTGGAAAATAAAATCCAGCTACAGTAGCCATTGCTCCACCTAGAGAATGGCCTGTAATAAACAATTGTCTGGGTTTTTCTTGTTTATCAGCAATCTTAGTAATTAAATCATTAATTGCTTCATACAATTTTAAAAACTCGGTGTGGAAACCTTTATGAAATCCTCTATCATGGAATGCATATAAGTCTGCTTTTAGATCATTCCATTCTGTAGGTTCAGTTCCTCTGAATGCAATTACTATTCTTTCTTGGTTCGCCGCGATATGTGCCTGAGCTCCATCAATATCAATCAAGTGCGATTCATTATATCCTAATTTTTTAAATTGTCTTTTTGCATTATCTAAATAAGCTATTCTTGCAATCGTGGCGAAGTGAAAATACTCCGCCATGTTATACTCCTAAGATTTAGTTTTTTCTTTTTCTTTTTTATTACCAAAAATCTTTTCCCAGTTTTCCGCATATTTTTTAGGATCTGCATCTTTCCTAGGTTTATCACCCTTTCCGCCATGCCATTCTTTAGACATAAATTACCCTTGATAAATTTTTTGTAAATGAGTTTCAAACTCTTCAACTTTAGCCAATCTATTGGGCCAAAGAATGTATTCCTTTTCAGGATTCTTTTTTAAGTTAGTAAGCAATGGAATAATAGAGTTATATAAACTATCAATCTTTGCTTGTAACTGTTCGTTACTTGAGGCAACTGTAGTAGCTTGACTAGTAGCTTGTTGTACAGCTTCTAGTTCTGCTTCATCTACTGCAGTAAAACCAAAATCAAATATTTCGTCCATGTGGATCTCCTATGCAGCCAGTGACTTATATCTATCTGCCGCAGCTGATGCAGCAAATGCCAATGGCTTTACTTTTGGTTCTACCATACAAACACCCTTAATATAACCGACTGCTTGTTGTACAACCAAAGACGAGTTGTGTTCTTTATTTGGATTAATATCCAAATGTATTTCTATTTCTGTATAAACTAATTCATACAGTTTTAAATAAAGTTCTGATACTCTATAGACTTCATTCATCAATCTTAATGAAGGTCTAGAAATCTTAGCATCATAATCTTGTTCACGAATTGTTTCACCAAATACTTTACAACCTTTTCTTCCAGCATGGTGAACTACCACAACAGTTGTATAGTCAGCATACGAAATATTATCTTTAATGATCCTTTCAGAGTCACAACCAATATAAACCTTTGATTCTTCTGGTTGATTGTTTATAAACCGGGCAACATCTTCAAGGTTCATGTTCATACCTTCATTTTATTATATTTTATTTATAATATTAAGCGCCTACAATATAATCGTATATTTCTTTCCAATTCATTACTCGATAAGCAGGTCCAACATAATCAGCATTAAATGGATGACACATAAGAATTGAATCAAGGCCTAGCTTATCACCAAGATCAGCATTTTCAGGTTTATCTTCAACCCAATAACAACCTGAATCTCGATAAGCTTCTAGTGCTTCATCTTTATCAGCACCTGTATCCAAATAGACATATGATTCAAAGACTGTTGGACCAAATAGTTCAATCAAGTTTTTAGTCCGTAAATGCCCAGCATAGGTATCTTCACTAAGTGAACTAATTACTCGAAAAACAAATCCATGATCTTCGTGAAGTTTTTTGATATATTTTACAGCATCACGTAGAGGTGGAATCTTTCGAATAGTTGCTGATTCATTGAACATTCGGCAAAGTCGAGTTCCTTCTTCTCGACTTAGACCATAACATTTATCCATTTGATAACTATCAGGTTCTACCATTGTATATCCGTGACGGTCCATCCAACCACGAAAAGCATAAACCCAGTCTAGCAGAACTCCGTCTGCATCGACCAGGATTGTTTTATTATTGTCTACATACATTATATAATTCTCCTCAAAAGTTGTAGTCGTAGAATTTACGAGGGGCATCTGCTAATTTATAGCGTTGACCATATTTGTCCTGCCATCCACGATTTTTGCTAAGACGAATACGAAATACTGGATGCTCTTCATCGGAAGTAATGATCCATTTTTGATCAGCTTGATTTTTGCAATGGGCAGAAAATCCGCCAGGAATAAATTCCATTTTTACAGAATCATCACGTTCTGCATTCATTGCTCTAATTTCAATAGTCTTATCAGAAACAACGCGAATAACTTCAAAAGGATTGACATCAGAGTAGCCAATTTGATTTGCGAATTTAGTCATAACAGTTTCTCCTCATTGATTATAGTATTATTATAACCTATGCTGGAGAGAATGTACACAAAAAAATGCACGGAAATGCATTTTTTTTATAAATATATGTATGGAATTAAAGCAAGCAAAATCGCTAAAATGGGCTGTTTATGATAGCAATGGAAAGGTAGTTATCATTACTTCCTATAAATCCATTGCTATCAATCAGTTTAAGAAGCTTTCTTCCGACCCCGAGGAGCTGGTTTAGGTTTTTCTTTATCTTCGTTTACTTTTTCTTTCATAGATTCTAGACGCTTAATAACTTCATCACCATCCATCCAAATATCTTTATTGTTCAATACTGAGACAATTTCATCTTCAGTCAAAAAGTTATTGTAGATTTCACGAAGAAGCTTTTCAGACCATTTGCGTTCGTGAACAATGTTATCGTACATTTCACCACCTTTACCAATGGTTCCACCTGAATAGTTATGGAACATGAACATTGAGTGGCCAGATACTTCAAAGCCATCGGCACATAAGAATACCATTGTTGCTGCACTCATACAGGCACCTTCAACAGAACAAATTACTGTTCCTTCACATTCACCAAGTACTCGTATCATTTGAATAGCGGTGAATAAATCACCGCCATATGAGTTAATGTGAATATTTACTACATCATTCTTCCCAGCATTTCGAATGATGTCAAACCAATCAATATATTCGTCAGCTCGTTTAATCTCGCCAACTAAATAAAATTCATGGATATGTGCTACTGGTCTATGGTGAAAATAGTTGCGTTTCTTTTCACCACCAGTAAGTAGTTCCATAAGATCTTCGCTCATTTGCCATCCTCAAGTTGATTGATTTTTTCTTTTAATTCTTGAACCAGATCTTCTAGCTCTTTAATATATTCTTGAACTACGTCTTTTTCGCATAGAGTTTCACAGCAAATACCTATTTGTTGATGAGCCCTAGTGGCCAAACATTTTTCTCTTCGCATATTCATCAATAGTCTCTAATAGTTTAGGTGTCCAATTGTCTCTATGTTCTTTAAAGACTTGAGCTTCTGCGCCATCAACGCTAATAATGGTTACCAAATTGGTAATTGGCATACCAGTTCTTTCTTCCCACATAACCGCGTATGCAGATTCTTGAATGAAGTAACCTTCAATCCATTCTTTTTTCTTCAACTTCCGAGAAGTTTTGAAATCGACGATAGATAAAACACCATCAAACTCAGCCACACAGTCGACACGACCAGCCAATCCAAGGTGATCTGAATACAATGGGACTTCTTGCGCGTAAACCTTGCCAATCCTTTCATCTAAAATACCTTTAATGTCATTAAAATTTTCTACAACATTAGGCATATAGCCTTCAGTGTAGTTTGGTTTATTATTGATATAATCTTCAACAATAGCATGAACTGCTGTACCACGCGTAGCAGCTCTATGAGAAATCTTATTTGCTTCTACTTCACCAACACGTTTTCGCCATGCCCTAATACCATCTTCACTTAATATAGAAAGTACTGTAGTAACACTAGGATAAGAAACCCCGTTGGGACACTTATATTTTCGTCCTGAAGAAGTGGTCTCAGCCTCGATGTCGTCATAGCCCAAATTAATTCCGACATGTTCAAATATCCTCGGTTCTGTCAATATAGTCATAATCATTTACCATAAGTTTATTAAAGTTAACTTTAACTTTTCTTTTTGTTTCAGTACTTTTAATTCTTGGACCTTCATGATCTTTTGAATTAAATTTGTGTTTATGCTTTTTCTTATTTTTAGGATCAAAGCGCGAAAACTTAGCCATCTTTCTTTTCCATTGTCATTTAATACCCATGTGTTCCTTAGTCATGATATAATCTCTAACAAGACCGGAACGTACAATATCTTGCCAAGAGAATTCGATTGTTTCAAAATACTTGAGTTTATCAATGATTTCTAAAAATTGTAGAATACCATTCTTATCTCTTTCTTTATCAAAATCAGTTTGGTAATAATCACCCGACATAATGAATCGGCAATTTTCGCCAACTCGAGTAATTACTGAATCTAATTCGTGGAATGTAAGGTTTTGCATTTCATCAACCAAGATAATAGCATTTGAAATGGTGGTACCTCGAATAAAAGAAGTAGTAAGAAATTCTACTGCACCCTGTTGTTGTAGCTTATTCCAACCTTCGGGATCAGAAACTAGTTCTTGTACAATTCCTCTATACGGGGCAGTGTAGGCATCTTTCTTTTCGTCTTCAGTTCCTGGAAGAAATCCAATATCTCTCGTAGGAACAATAGAACGAATAATAACCAATTTCTCATAAGGTGTTTCCTTATCTAAGACTTCCTCAAGCCCTAGATACATTGATAGAAAAGTTTTACCAGTACCAGCTGATCCAGCTAAACAAAGATTAGAACCTTCTTTAAAAGCTTGAAATACTTTTTTCTGATTTTCAGTAATTGGTGATAATGTTTTAAGAGCCTCAAGGCGAATTTTCAATGATCTATTCATTTTGTTTTAATTGTATTCCTCATACCAGATCCTTTTTTGATCTGTTTTATTACGTCATTAAACCCATCAGGGACCCTTGAATACATATCTCTTACCATACCTACACCACCAGGAGCTCTAGTAAGAAATTGTTGAAGATTAGGATTATCCTCTTTATATTGATCAAGTTCTGAAATACGAAGAATAACTTCAGTTTCTTCGCCTGTTTCTAAATTACGAAAGTTATATGTTGGCATCTTTTTCCTCAGTTTCACGGTACATACGTTTTATATATTCGTCGTATCGCTCTTGTTTTTCAATTATCTCAATTGGATCTGGTTGCTTTTTCATGAACTCAAACTCAAGTTGCTCTTCCGTTGAAACCATTCTGGAGTGTCCCTTCCTGTCCAGATCATTTTGAAACGATCTTGTTTAGTTTGATAAAAAGCGCGATAAGACTTTACAACATCTTCGAACATACATTCAGGATTAGATTTCATAGCCAATGGTTGTTGGGTGAGGTAACCAATATGAATGTTTTTTGGAGGTGCTTTAAGAAGGTCTCGCAACTTTGTATCGGTTGCATGCTCTTTACTATATCTATACTTATACTCATCGCAAAGAGCTATAAAATGCACGTAATGCCAATTGTAATTATTGTTTGATTCCATAGTCCATACCGTACATGGGTGGTACATATGAACTGCTCGGTAAAGTTCGGATTCCATCTGTTCATTGGGATGTACCCAATATTTGCTTTTGGTCTTACCAGACTTCGATGGGCGTCTGGTTTCAACACCATCCAACATCCGATGAGCTGTTGATAGCATTTGACCTGATTCAACAATCATTTTAACTACATGCTTATCACATTGCAGCTGAGCTGCTTTGACTGGATCTTTATCAAGTATGAACAAATTCATGGATACATCCTCACTTTCATATACTATTATTATAACACAATCCAGTGAGGATGTAAACAACTTTATGCTGCTAAAATTTCCTCTAGCTCCTCTATTCTAGATTTCATATAATCGTGCTTCTTTTGAAGTGTGTAAGCCTTCTCGTCATTACCCCGTTTTTCTTGTCGTTTTATAAAAAAGTCCATCTCCCTACAGTCTCGTTTTAATCTCTCAATTTGTGAGCCATTCATTGTACATTCCTCTGTATAGTTAATTCTTTTGGAATTTTTTCGGGTATGAATAGTTGAGCCTCCTATGTAGTTAAACAATAAAAAAGGGACCTGCCACGGAGTGTAGCACGATCCCTTTACCGATTATGAGTGAAACATTAATATACTCATACAGTTATTTATAATTTTTTTATTCTCGAATCAACCCTGGAAATGCTTCTTGTACTAACTTTTTAGTAATGCCTGAATAGTGTGCTGTATTATTAGACTTAATCAAACGTTTATCTTTCATCAATAGAAGTAATTCACCCTCTTTTGGATGAATAGATTCTAAAATATTAATAAACATTTTTTCTCGCTTTGGCGCTGGTAAGCTATCACCAGGACCACCCTTTACAAAGTACTTAAAGCGTTTTGTTTGATTATATAATGCATTACGTGAGTATCCAACTTTTACTGGATCTTCGTGTGGTGGTTTACCTTCTGGAAGAGTAAATATAATGGTATCATCCATCCCACCTCGAAGAATATCACGCAATGCTAGGTGATTATTCTCTTGAAGAATTTTAATCTTTTCTTCTTTTGAACTTGCTTCTGCAGCTTTTTCAAGAACTTCATGAATCATCAATTTCATTAAGTAAATTCCTCTACACTCTCAATTAATAGTTTACAACGCTTCTTAATAAGGTAATTAAGCACTTTAGATTTATGTGTTACCTTTTGATTGTCAAATCTATTTATAATAGCATCTTTTAGATCTTGTGGAGTTTCAGATAAATCAATCATCTTCTTATTTCGGCAATAGTTACGATAGTGTTCTGTTTCCATTACACCTTGAAGATTTTCAGCATTTTCAAAATACATATCCATCTTTTTCTTTGTCATTGGAGATTGTCGTATTCCATCAACAAAAGTATTATCAGGGCTGAATATATTAGGAACACCATCACTGGAATCACCTTTAAGAATCTGATCAAACAGATATCTGCGTGGATTAGGATCTTGAATAAACTTTTTAGTCATTGGTGAAAACTGACGTACGTTATTATATTTCTGCAATTGAATAAAATCTTTATCAGCAGAAATAATCATAACATCATCGTGTTGGCCAAACTCTTGAGTGTTTTCTACAAGAGTACCAATAATATCATC